TTATCGTGATCAAATCCTTTGTGCATTGATCCCTTACGCCCATAGAGGTTGTCCTTAATATCGTAAGGAGGATCGAGATACATAAAAGCACCTTTGTTTCCATCCATCAGATAATCATAGGAGTAATTAGTTATACGCCAGTTTGCGATTAACGCAGAATACGCAGGCAGTTTTTCGATCCCCCGCAAACTGAAGTTGGAGATGGAGGCTTGTTGAGAAAATGATGAACTTTCTGTGAGACCACTGAAAGAACACTTATTGACAATGTAGAAAGCCACAGCACGATCAATGCTAGGCAAACTTTGGTCATTAATTTGCTCCTTTGCTTTAAGGAAAAGTTCTCTTGCCAACTCTGGCGTATTATTTGCCGTCTTAAGATCTACCAGTTTATCCTTTAGATCATTTCCAAAGATCTGGAGTTGCTGCCAGAAATTTACAAGAGGTTCATACAAATCATTCACCCAAATATCTAGGCTAGGATACTTCTTGGTGATATGAATTGCAACACTTCCGCCACCAAGAAATGGTTCTCGGAACTCATCATAGTCACGAAGGTCTGGAAAGTAAGGTCCCATCTTTTCACAGGCACGAGACTTACCTCCAGGATATCTAAGCGGGGTTTTCAGAGACTTCATAATCATTCATAATCAGGTTGATTGTACTTAAGGTACTCAAAAAAAGTTAGTTTCATTTCTTTCTGCGTCATACCACAATGCTTTGCGGCAGCAGGAAGAGTCATTTTAGCACGAAAGAGACCTTCATTTGCCTCTTGTACGTTTTGAGGAGTAGTTTTTACAGGGACCTCATAAAGAGATGCTTTATTAATCTTGAGAAGACTCATTCAAATTCCCTCCTCAAAGGATGTCTAATATCTGACGGTGTAATATATTGTGGTTCGCAAGTTACCTGAATAGCAGTATTTTTAGTTGCTTCTGCCATCTCACGATAACCGAGACCAACATAAATTTGACCACCGACTACGGCAACGGCACAAGCACCCCAAAAGATATAATACCATTTTGATTTTACTTGATGTCGAATCATTTGAATTCACACTCCACCATAATTTCTGTAAGGGCAGCAAGAAGATTTATTTCTTGGTCAGCCACGAACGCACATTGGTATTGGTACTTAGCAATAACAAGAACGGCAGCAGGGATAGTTGCGGGTGAAAGACAATCATAACAGGCGTCATAAACCCTGCGAAGTAGATGAGCAGCGTCGTTGTCCAAGTTGGCGACCACCCACTTTCGGACCTCAGTAAAGTTCTTATCTTTGAGAGATTTAACCAGTTCATTTACGGATACATCAGAGAAAGAAGCAAGAATCCCAGAATCAATTTTTCCACTTACGGCGTATCGTTGGCACTCGTTGAGGACTCGTCGCCAGTCTGGGAAGTGCTTGTTGATAAGTTCTGCAAGTACTCTTTGATCGAATTCGATGCCTTCCGCATCCAAGATGTTTTGTAAACGCTTGAAGAAGGATCCTGCCAATGCGGTTTTCTCTTTCCCTTTAGTGCTGAACTCAACGACTGCACATCGGGAATGTAGAGGTTCGATGATTTTATTTTTGTAGTTGCAGGTGAAGATGAAGCGGCAGTTACCAGCAAACTCCTCAATAAACGCCCGTAGTAGGAGTTGTACGTCGTTTCCTGTGTTATCTGCCTCATCAATGATGACGACTTTGTGTTTAGCATCTGACGAAAGCGAAACGGTCGAAGCGAAGTTTTTCGCATTGTTTCGGACAGTATCGAGGAATCTACCCTCGTCGGATCCATTGATGACATAAACATCTACTCCCAATTCATTGCAGAGTGCTTTTGCAACTGTGGTCTTACCAATACCAGGAGGACCAGCAAGAAGCATATTTGGAATTTCACCCTTATTTAGAAAATCACTAAAAGTTTTCTTAATACTCTCAGGGAGAATACAGTCTTCAATTGTTTTTGGGCGATATTTTTCTACCCAAATAAAATCACTATTCATAATCAAAAAATTCACACAAAGTTTGTTGTTCTGGTTTCAAAAAGAAATCAGGAAATGTTTTAAAAATTATTGGATCATATTTACTATACACTAATAGATCATTAAAATCAATCTCTGATTTTTTTCTCACCCAACTATCCCTATCTATTACTGGATTTTTTCCGTGTATAAAGGACCCATCTTCTCTTAGAGAAATTAAATTTACTGGAGTTTCCCAAATAAGTTGTCGATATGGTGTAAGAAGAACATGATAAAAGTAATCGAATGTCTCTGGACCCCTTTGCCTTCTACCATTCTTTAAATGTGAAGCAGTTTTACCACCACTTTGAAAATTAAAATTAAATCGAGAACGATAGCATTCTACCCCCCTCTGATTCATTCCATAGTCGAGTTTTAACTGATAAACGACTTTTTTTACTTGCCCCCTTACCCAACCTTCATTCGGTTTTTCTATAAGAATATCTACCCCATCATCAACATATGGTTCTGCTATATTAATATTATTAGAAAGAAAATATGCTTTTACTATATTTTCACAAGCAGTTCCCCCAAAGTTTGTAGATCCATCTTCTCTAGAAAGAGGTTTCATTTCCTCTTCTATCAAAGGTGGCATACAGGGTTTTATTCTTTGAGGAGGTTTTGTTCCTTTATGTGATCTTTTCATAATTTAGACCCATTCAGGTTTTCGTTGCGGCATACGAAGATAATTAGATGCAACCCAAGATTTGGATGCGATATAACGCTTGTAAGCCGTAAAAGTATCAATGCTTGTGTCAAATTTAAACTCATCTGGCATAGCACGGGCAAATGGAGTTACTTCTGTAATCTTTCCCTTTGGGAAGATATAATATGCATGTACAAGAGTATTATAACACGAATGGAACTTACCATACCGCAAATGATACTCATCACATAAGTTCATTCCCCACTTAATTAACCAATAGGCATTGTGGATACTATCCATTGCCCATTTGGTACAGGGATGATTACGAAACGCACCCTTTTCAGTTCTGTAGGGAGTGTTATCAGTCTTGTACAGAGGACCATAGTTATGACCCCATTTTTCAGATGCCACAATGGAAAGCATTTGGCAGCATTCCAGAGGCATCTTGACAATATGTTTGTCGGGAAGACAGATAGCACTTTCAGCGGGCCAAGGAGAAGTTACGAAGATATTCATCAGAAGCAATATTTTTTCACGTAGTTAATTACTTTTTGAGGTTTATTCTCCAAGTAATACGCTTCGTGTTCTCTGTCACGAGATCCGATGCCAAAAATTGATGCAGACTGTTCAATCTCATCTAATTTATCTGAAGATAAGGGCATTGATTTCTTAGAAATTCCAAGTGTAGGAGGAAAAAAGGCACTTAGAAATCCACCTTTACAAATTTGTGCGGCATGAACTGACTCGTGATAAACAGTTTCATTCACATAATGTTTTAAAGACCAACCCCCTCGTTTAATATTTGATGTACAAATAACGAACTGCTTGGAGTTTTTTACATAACCAAATACATTTGGTTCATTTCTACACAATTGAGTATTTTCTTGAAACTTAAATTGTGCAGAAATGAGATCATTAACCAATTGTTGTCCTTGCGGACTCAAGTAAAGGAGGAATTCCATTATGCAAAGGTAGAATCAGGTTCCAGAGCAATATAATAGCAGAGATTGTACTTGGTATTCGTGAACTGTGACAGAAGTTTTTGTGACACAACCACGTCGTAAGCGCCAGGGATGATCTTGATGTTTTCCACCTTAAAGTTAAAGGTGAATTCCTTATCAGTCTCACCAACCACAATGGCATATTCGTTTGAGGTGTCATTCTTCTTGTCACGAACAACCAGTTTCACAACACCTGCTTCACCGATAGCAGAAAGATCGGGGAGTTGATAAACTGCCGCTGCCTTCACCAGTTTTTCTAGAGAAGTGCTATCCAGTTGAAAGCAAACATCTTGTGAGGGGAGATTAATCTCTTTCTCGGGTGGGGAAATAATCACATTCGGGTCGGCAAAAAAATACTTCACACGACGCTTGCCTTCCTTGATGCTTAAATACGACTCCTCAACAAAATCAAGATCAGGGTCTTGGTGAAGACTCAGACCATTCAGAAATTGGTTGAGGTCATAAATCGCAAAGTCACGGGGAAAATGTTCAGTAATTTCTGCTTCGGCAAGAATGTTTTTGGCAACAGAAATAGTACGAAGACGATTGCCCTTCTTGACAAGAATCGAGTTGTTGATTCCAGCAAAGTTTTTGAGAAGGGCAAGAGTGTTGTCAGAAAGTTTCATAAGTTTAGTTGCCATAATCAGCGGAATTCAGTAAGACCATTATTTTGACGCGAATAGTGTCCGTCGAAGTGAAGCAGAAGCATAGCATAGTGAATGACTTTGAGGAGGTCACGCTTATTGCGTCCATCTTTATCACCATAGCGGCTACCATACTTGAGGATGTTTGCCTGACAGAAATGTGCTGCCAAGTCTTTTGCTGCCATCAGGTCAATGGTTTGAGTGCCTTTATACTCTTGATTGTGACCACAGTAGTGACTACCATAAGTGCTAGTCACATAGTCCTGAACATCTTTCAGGATTTTATCTTCGTTATATTTCCAGAGGTGATTAGTAGATTCGTTCATAACAGGGGTTTTAGTCAAATTAAGTGTTCCAGATCCACCATCAGTTAAGGTGAATTGATTCACGTAGTTTTGTTCGTCTTCAGGTCCGTACATAGTATCGTAAAGTAAACTCCAAGAATTAACCATAATAAAGGGAAGGCACATTTTTACCTCCCCCAATTATATCAGAAAGGAGCAGGTTGGTCAACATATTCTACAGTCAGTTCAGGACCAACAGTAGGAAGTTGGAAATCAACATCCACCTTATCATAGAGTTCCAAGAAAGATTGCTTAGTCTCATCATCAAAGCGGTTCACACACACTTGGATTGCCTTTGCCTTATCTTGGAAGATGCTGTAGGCACGGATGATGTGAACCAGACGGCGGGTGCTGATGATTTCCTCAATACCACCATCATAGAAGGTCTTGCGGATGATGTCTGCCCAGTCCACAAGGCGCTTACAGAAGTCACGGTCTTCTACACCCAAGTCCAGAGCGATGCCTTCGAGAATACGCTGCTCAACAGCAGGAGCAGGATAGGACTGCTCAAAGGTCACAGGAAACCGCTCAAGGAATGCTTCATTGAGAACATTGGTGCCGATGAAGCGACCATCATCAGAACCCTTACCTTTGGTGTTGGCAGTGGCAAACACATTAAAACCAGCGGCAGGTTTCACAAAGCGACCAATCTTTTTCAGGAAGACACCCTTACCTTCCAACACGGATTGGAGACACAGAATCTTGTTAGAAGCAAGGTCAATCTCATCCAGCAGAAGGATTGCACCACGCTCCAGTGCCTCAATCACGGGACCATTGTGCCACACAGTCTCACCATTCACCAGACGGAAACCGCCAATCAAATCATCCTCGTCAGTCTCGATGGTGATATTGACACGAATCAGTTCGCGCTTAAGTTGAGCACACGCTTGCTCCACAGAGAACGTTTTACCGTTACCCGACAGACCCGTAATGAACGTAGGATAAAAGATACGGGACTGAATAATTTTCTTAATATCGTTAAAGTTACCAAACTTGACGAAGGTATCATCTTTATCAGGAATGAGGTTTTGTTCCACAGCAGGAAGGGCAGCAGGTGCTTGATATGCCTGCTCCATTTTACCAACAACACTAGGAGTCACTTCCAGGTTCCAACGACCACGACCAGTCTTGTAATCTTCCAGGCGGCGGGTCACGGTCTGATAGTTCAGACCACGAGAAGCACAAAAACCACGAAGGTCACCAGTGGTAATTTCAGAACCATACAGTTCTTTAAGGGACTCAATCAGTTGGGCGTCGTTCACAGCAGACTTGCGAGGCATAATGTAGTTAGGTGTGTTTGTTAACTGAGGTTATTATACAAGAAAAAAGGGGGTGGTTGAGTGCCCCCTGTGACAGTTTGGAAAGTGGACCTTATCAGTCCATTGTGAATCCTTTTTTCTTTTTGCTTGTAGTCGTAGGTGCAGGTCTTTCGAATGGAGTTCCATCCTGAACTAATCCATCTCCATCACGATCACTAGCATTTTCATTATATCCAACAGGAGTTGGATCTGAAGCTGGTGCTACAGGTTCCTGAACATCTCCTAAAAGACTGAGAAACTTGGACATTTTTTGAGAAGCGTTATCTGAAATTATTTATCAGGCAACAAGTTCCACAAACTCCCCAAGAATCTTTTTGTTCATCTTTTTAGATTTCAGACTCTTCACAAAAGCATTTTTGATTTGTGCTTTGGAAGCATCTTCGGCAACATCAAACTCACTGTCCTGAGACAAAGCATTTGCAGAAAGACCAAAATAAGCGTGATATCCAGACTTTTTAAGAGTAAATGCCCGTTCTTTACGCCAGGTAGACATTACTTTATCGTGCTCGGGACCATAATATCCACAATAGCGGCGAATAAAGGTATTAGCGTCGCGTGATTCTAGAACACGAATACCAATAAAGTTTACGTCAGCAAACCGATCCCGCAGATTGCGAAGAAGAAGATCAGTAAACTCCCACCAATCACAATCACACGAATAGGTATTACCAGTCTTGCGATCACGAAGAAAAGCATTTGCTCCGATAGTTCCAGTCCCAAGATAAGGATCTTCTTCCCAATTACGCTTGACCTCACGATGATACTTAATCATACAAGCTTCACCATCAGTCAGAATCACACACTGAACTTTTTGGAGATTGTTTTCTTTCTTAAACTGAGGAAGAATTTGATGTAGAGAAATCAGTGCCTCATTCAGTGGAGTTCCCGAAAGAGAAAGACCAAGAGGAGTGCCATAAGGGCAATAATGATTACGACCAAAACCAGCGGCAAGGCGGAAAATATTCAGCATTTGTTGTTCCAAAGTTTTTCCATTCACTTTACTGGTCAAAAGGTTCATCATAGAAAACCATTCACCGACCTGAACCAATCCAGGTTTCTTTTCATAGGAAAGTTCTCGAAGATTTGCTTTACCCCCTTCATCATATTTTACAAGCGGATAGTCAGTAGTGAAGGCATAAACCTCAAACGGAATACCAGTTTTTTTGCAGAACCAAACAAGATTAAAGAGTTGCTTGACGGTATCAAGCATCACATCACACATCGAACCAGACCAGTCCAAAACAAACACTAGACCGTGATTTTTACCATTTGCAAGAGTTGTGACTTTACGAAAAAGGTCTTCATTGTATTTGTAAGTATGAAGTTTGGAGCAGTCGAGAACACCAGTGCGGGCAGTCGAAGCACGGGCATAGGAGTCTGCTGCCTTACGACACTCAAACTCTTTCACCAGATAGTTGACTTCCTTTTGAGCAGAACGCTTAAACTCAACAAACTGCTTATCAATGTTACCAAAAATAGTATCGTATGAATAATCAGTTCTTTCGAGAAAATCTCCCCAAGACTCTTTGCATCGAGAGTGAATCTCTTCATTAGGTACAATAATTTTTTTCAGATCAAGTTTAGGAAGTTCGAGATAAACATTCTCATAACCAGTATCGTTGATAAGTTCTTTCAGTGCCTCTTCCAAAGACTCCATTGTCTTGACTTCGGGTTCTTCGTCCTTTTCACCACCCTGATTTTGTTGAGTAGGTTGTTGGGGAGTTTGTTGGGTAGTTTCGTCAGAAGCAGACCCTTCGGAAGCACCAGACTCTGGTTGGTCGTTTTCACCAGGTTGCTGGTCGTCAAACTCATTTGCAGGATGATCTGTTGCACCACTTTGTTGTGCTTCCAGATTATCCAGATTGGTTTTGACTTGTTCTTCTTGTGCTCGCTTGCAATACTTATAAAGTTCTTCTGCTGCGATCAGAACATCGGCAAAAGTTTCGGTGTCGGCAATGAGGTTGATAATATCCATTTCCTCACCACGCTCAATAGGCACAGTGGTGTAGTTACCGACCTTAAACCACAAGTTTGCACGGTCGGCAAGGTTATAAGTTTTCAGGTCATCGTCGCCCAGTTGGAAGAAGTCCTGGTCGGAAAGTTCTTTATAACCATTAAAGAAAGTCTTTGCAAGACCAGGATAGCGCCGCTTCATTAGTTTCTCGATACGCGCATCCTCAACCACATTCACAAACTGCGGAGGAATCTTGTGCTCCTGCAACCAGTCCTCATCAGGCGTATAAAGTGCGTGTCCGACTTCGTGACCCACCAGCAAGTCATACACAATATTGCTTGCCTTCTCCCACATCGGCAGAGTCAGCACACGAGTATGCACATTAAAGCAAGCAGTCTCCACTTTCTTGTGCTCAACCACAAGGTCTTCGGTGGCAAGAAGTTTGGCGAGTTGGGACTTGATTTCGTGGCGGACGGTCATAGAGCGTTGTGCGTTATGGACCTATTATACGCAAGAAATCTGCCGCTCAAACCACCGCTGGGACAGTTTCCAAAGTGTCCATTGTGATTCCGTCGAGGTGGTCTATCTCGTGTTGTATGATTCTTGCTGTAAGACCAGAATAAGTCTCAAAATGTGGTTTGCCTTTGAGATCTCTGTATTTGACCTTGATAGTTTCTGCTCTATTAATGGGTAAAAATGTTTCAGGAATACTCAAACACCCTTCTTCCATCATACACTTATTTTCTGAAAACTCAACGATCTCAGGGTTTATCATTTTAAGAATATTTCCTTCGTCGGAAACTATAATGATTCTTTTAAGGACACCGACTTGGTTTGCGGCAAGTCCAATACCCTCACTTTGGAGCATTGTATCCACCATCGAAGCACAAAAAGTGCGGAGCGTATCGTCGATATTCGCAACTCTTTTTGCCTTTTGTGTTAAGACCTTATCGCCTAGAGTTCTGATGGTAAGCATATCAGACACCATATCTAGTATATTTTATATATCAAAAAGAAGAAGCGCCCTGAGAGGCGCTTCTTGAGTGCTTGGCGACGTGCCTTTGCTTGTCGGAGTGCTTGCGGTTTCAGTTTCCGCTTCTGCTCCTTTTTAGAGTGGTGCTGCCAGTTTGGAGTGTTTGCCATCTTGGGCTCCGTATATACAAGTATTATACCAGCAGGAGCACCAATTATATCTGGCGTGTGCCACTTCAGAAACCGACCCCTGCTCGATGAATATCGTTGAGTTCACGAATGTATTTAACAAGTGGACTATCTGAAAACTGCTCTAGTTCATAATTGTCTTTGATAAAGCAGTGTCCACCCCAACCAAAACTACCATCCCAACCAGGAACTTGAGTGTGAGAGGTTCCAATACGCTCATCCATTCCTGCCATATTTCTAAAATCATCGAATGTAGATTCACACCCAAGATACTTGTGAATCCTATAAAGTTCATTATAAATGGTAACTTTAGTTGCTAGGAAGAAGTTTTCTGCATACTTAATTAAAGCAGCACTACGAATATCAGTAATCCCCACACGCTTTGTTTTAAGTTTAGGAAGTCTCTTAACGAAGATTCGAGCAACTTTCTTTGCTGCTTTTTCATTACCACCAATAATACAGAAGTCTTGATTCTGGAACTTCTCAATATTATGGCGAGAATCTAAGTATTCTGGACTGTGAAGAACGTGAATCTTTTTATACTTCTGCTGCGCCTCATAGTAGTAATTGGGATTTGCAGTTGACTTGCAGCAAACTGGAGTTTTAGATCCAATATGAGTATTAACTTGAGTTAGAATATTATCAAGCAATCCGTGATTATCTTCCTTTGGAGTGTCTACACAAACAAAGACTGCATCAAACTTTTCACCATCGTGATTAGCAATCACATCATCACTTAATTTAGGATCAATAACTACCTTTTCTTCATCGGTAAAAATAGAAGCAACGGCAGATCCTACATAACCGTGCCCAACAATCATTACTTTCATACTATCCTCGAAAAACCTTTTACTTTATCAAATTTTATCACATTCTCAAACTTATCGTGTAAGTCTGATTTATGGGAAATCACAAAGATATTAGCATCCTTAATGACATAACGAATAATCTTAAGAAACTCATCGGTGCCGAATCCATCAAGTGAGGAATCAAATACCTCATCCATAATCAGCAGATTGGTATTGACGGAATTTTTGACTCGGGCGACTTCTCTCCAAGTGAAGAGGAGGGCAAGGTCGATTCTCATTTTTTCACCCTCACTGAAAGAACTATAAGAAAAGTCTTCGTGAATGGGTGATTTGACCGTTTCGTTAAACTCTTCATCCAGATGGAAATTGATATAAAAATCCATCATCTGAAGATAACGATTCACCTGCTGATTTATGAACGGAAGATACTTCTTAATGATCTTCGTTTTTACACCATCATCCCTAAGTAAGGAATGGGTAAAATCGTAATAAACGATTTCTTCTTTTTTCTTAGAAAGGTCTTCGAATGTTTTTTGGAGATTTTCTCTGAATTTTTCTAGCTTCTCATGCTCAGTATTTCGGTTTGCAAGGTTTTGGGTAATAGTTTGAATTTCAGATTCAAGGTCTCGGATTTGTCTCTGGTTGAGGGAAATCCTAGTATTGTTTTGAGAAATCTCATGGTTGAGTTTCGTAATCTCCTTAGATAGAACTGTGAATTGACGCTCTCGTTCCTGTTCTAACTTTATAGTCTCCTCAAGTTCTTGAAAACCTTTCTGGAGTTCCTTTGCTTTATTTTGAGCGTCTGTAATTCTATTTAACCGAAACTCTTCCTCTATAGTTTGAGTGCAGGTAGGGCAGACCGTATTTTCAGTAAAAAACTTATGCTCTTTAGTAATGACAGATACTTTCTGTGAGATTTTACCCTTAAGATTGTTAAGCTTTACTAACTTATCACCAGCACCAACGACTTCTTCTTGTTCTTTTGTATAAGAAAAAATTTGCTCTTCTGTTTTAGCATTTTCGGTCATATAAATGCCAACTTCAGAGTCTAAATTGGCAATCTTTTCTTTATTGGCATTGATATTGGCATTACCACGATTCTCAAGTTCTTCAATAAACTCTTGCTGCATTTTAAGTTTTTCTTTAATGGAATCTTTTCTAAATTCCAGAGACTTAACTTGCTCTTTCTTTTCACGAATTTTATCTTTAATAAGATTATTCATCGCAGAAAAAATACGAATATCAAGAAGATCCTCAATCACTTCTCGACGATTCGCAGTAGTTAATTGCATAAAAGGTACAAAAGTGCTACTACCCAAAATTACAATTTGAGTAAAAGACTTATAGTTGACCTTTAGAATATTTTCTTCCAGAATCCTTTGCATAGCACGATCATCTGCTTCTTTATGCAGAGGAGTTCCATTCACCTCAATATCAAAAACACTTGGTTTAATGCCACGACGAACAAGATAATTTCTATTGTTGAGAGAAAATTCAATCTCAACTAGACAATCTCTCTCATTAGTTGTATTAACTAATTGAGGTTTATTAATTTTACGAAATGGTTTGTTAAAAAGAACAAAGGTAAGTGCATCTAAAACAGTTGACTTACCTGCCCCATTTGTTCCGATAATAAGGTTCGTATTATATTCTTGAAAATTAATTTCTGTGAACTGATTACCAGTGCTTAAAAAGTTTTTCCACTTAATTTTTTTAAAAACAATCATTCTGAAAGACTCTTAGGAGGAATTACAATGTCGTTTGATGTAATCACAGCATATTTGTAATTATACACTCTACACGTATTAATTGCAAGGTCGGGATCGACCTCAATTACATCCATTTCAATATCTTCATTATCCTCTAACATTAATGCATATCGAACTGCATCATCCTCTTCCTGAAAAAGAAAAAGAACTTTATCTCCCTGTTCATCCTTTACAGCATAAGCACCTTCATCAGTTTTGCCTTGTACTGTGAGAATGAACATTATTCTACCTCGCAAGCTTGTCGATACAGTTCTTGTAATAGATTCTTAATCAAAGACTTATCAAACTCAATTTCAGACTCATCAATATACCTATTTAAAATAGATAAAGTATTTTCAGTTTCTTCAACTGCAAAATCTTCATTCTCAATGATATCAAAATTTTCTACAATTTTGAGTTCCTGTATTCCAGAAGAATACAATTTATCAATGAACTTTTCAAAAGATTTTGGATTTGTTTTTTTACGAACAATCACCTTAACAATTTTGTTTGCATACTCAGAGGCATCAAACATTTGATAAGGAGTATCATCATAATAAAGGTTATAAAACAATTTATAAGGATTATTAACTGGAGTATGAGTAAGGGTATCCGTATCGAAGATGTGAAAACCACGAGTATCGTTTACATCATTCCAGAACATCTCATAAGGATTTCCTAGATAGAAGATTTTTCCATTATCCGATCGAGTGTGATAGTGTCCCGAGAAGACACGTTCAAACTTCTCAAATAATTCGCACCCCATACCATCTTCCATGACGTGCCCTCTATGAGCTCTAAATCCGTTGAGCTCAAGGTGCCCCATCGCACACTTGCAAGATACTTTTTTAATAAGTTTGACAGTACTCTCATAATTTTCTTGATTGATCCAGGGAACGAAAAGAACTTTAAGTTTATCCAATTTGACTTCCGTTGCTTCAGAATAAACAATTACATTTTTATATTCTGAAAGTAATAGATTAACTGAATTAACAGTGTTTGTATTTTTATAATAAGCAGTATGATTACCAACAATAGTGTGAACTGTTATGCCAAGATCCCTTAACTTATTGTAGTAATTTTCTTTTGCCCACTCCAATGACCAAAGATCAATATTTCTACGGTTATCAAATGTATCTCCCATATCAATAACGACTTTAATGCCATTCTCTTCCAGATACGGGAAAAAAACATTTTCATAAAAAAGTTTAAAATGATCGTGCAAATACTTAGACCCTTTACGGGCGCCAAAATGCTGATCGGTTATGATTGCAACCTTCATCTACCGCGATACTGAATGTTATCTTTAATCGTATTATAGTCTGAACTACTGCCAGAAAGCAAGCTGTCGTCAATCATCATAACCTCATCAAAACCAGTTCGTTCGATAATCTTGGTCTTGATTTCCAGTTGCTTCTTCTCCTTCTGAATACGGCGGAGGAAAGCGTAATGGATGATTTGAGTAAAATAAGCAAATGGATTCTTAGACTTTTCAGGATCGAAGTTATGAATATATTGAATACAATTTTCGATACCATCAGAGATCATATCATCCCGAAACATATAATTTACAAAGTTCGGTTTGTATGAAAGATGTGTAGCAATCTTCAAAAAGCATTCACCAAGATAATTGCTAATTCTTGGTTTTGGAAGTCCTTTTTCTTTTGCATCTAAAAGTTTGGTTCTATAAACAATGAGTGCTTCTAGCAACTCCTTGTTATTAACATAATGTTCTGGTTTTTTCTTTGGCATAACATACTCTTATTAATAAATTTAATATCAAGTATTAAGATTATACCACATTATGTTAGGACTTGACAACTAGTAAATATTTGAGTAGAATCGCTTTGCTAGGGTTGATAGAGAGGAAGTAGCTTTAATTATCTTTAGTATTATAAAGATCTTCTAGTTTCTTTCTTGCATCATCAACGGATGCAATATATCCCATTTTATCAGAAACTTTAACTGGTTCTGATGTTTCCTCAAGATTTGGAAATGGTCTTTTTGTTGGATACTCTTCCAAATATTCTTGATAAAATTTAATCATATTCTTATCTTTAACTTCTGTCATTGTGATTATTTTTTCAACGTTGACAACATAAAAATCATCATTAGAAAATTTGATCCAAGGTTCTAACTTTAAAAGTGTTCCTTTTGACTTTGGAATATATTTTAATATTACGGGATTTTGCATTACAATTACAGCAATTTCTGTTGTATTGTCAATACAAACTAAAGAGAATACTTCTTCTCCTGAAACCATTTTCAGTATTGCGTAAAACTCTTCTCCCATCATTTATTATTGATTAAATAGTTTCCGATGACAAGATAATCTATATTCATATTTAGAAACGCTTGGACCGCATCATCTGGGGTTTCTACAATTGGTTTTCCATTATCGTTAAAAGATGTATTTAATAGTACAGAAATTTTAGATATATTATTAAATTTTTCTAGCAACAAAGTTAATTTGGGATTATATTCATTATTTACCGTTTGAATTCTACAAGTGTTGTCTTCATGAGTTATTGCTGGAATTTCACTTCTTTTTTCTTCTTTTACTGTTTGTGAATAGCACATATAAGGACTATCAAATCCTTCTTCAAAATAATCAGAAACAAATTCTTCTAATATAACACCAGCAAATGGTCTCCAATATTCTCTATGCTTTACTTTCTCATTTAATATATCTTTGTTTTCTTTTTTATTTGGATTCATTAATATTGATCTTGATCCTAAAGATCTAGGTCCATATTCAGACCTTCCCTGAAACCATCCGATAATTTTATTATCGTTTAATAAATTTGCAACTACTTCATATAGATCTTCATATGAAGAATACGCAATGTATTCAGTGTCTTTTATTGCTTCTTTAATTTCATTATTCGAATATTCTTTACCCAGTAGTGCAATATTTTTAGGTAACGATATGGTTTCTTTTTGTTTTGCTACTCCATAAGCAGCTGCTCCAAAATGTAATCCAGGATCACTAACAAATGGAGATATGTAAATATTTTTTTCTGGAAAATGTTTTCTAAGTAAAGTGTTTCCTAAAATATTTAAAAACACTCCTCCAGACAGACATATATTTTTTTCCAAATAACTTTTATCTTCCAATACTCTAAAATAATCCAGTAATGTATTTTCGAAAATAGTTTGTACATAAGATGCTTTGTCTTCTGCACTTAGATTGGCAATTCCAGTCGAAAACATTGTTTGGTCATCAACTGGAATAACTTTAAAATACATTGATGGGTATCCCAATTCTGTGATTTCATAATGATGTAAAACATCAAATTTACTAATTTTTTTACCATATGCGGATAATCCCATTACTTTACCCGCAAAAGTTTCTACATATCGATGATCTATTGGACTAATATTTTTATTAATTTTTTGGCAATAAATGTGATGGGCCCAAGATTGATAATATAGTCCTATAACATCTCTAGTTGCGAAATGTTTAAATACGCGATTCTTTTTATCAAAATATCCAAAAGAAGAAGTTTCTAGATACAACTGTTTTGTTGTATCTGCTGTTATATTGCTTCCTCCACCATCAAAAATCACATAACAACCATCATTAAAATCACAACTGTATATCGATGAATATGCGTGTGCTTCATGATGTGAAATTATTTTATACTTTGCATTTGGAAATTGTTGAGTAAGAAATCTATCAAGTTCTCCAAGACTGTGGCTGAAATGAAATTGTCTATCACCTAAAGAAGGTAATATGATTAGATCAATGTCCTTCTGAGATAAATTTGCTAAAGAAAGACAATAATCAATAGAATTTTTAGGCCAATTCCCTTCATATTTAAATTTTGTTAGTCTTTCTTCTTGTATACTGCAAATGTGTTTACCATCAATGAATAGCGTTGCACCAGAATCATGAGTCCAGTTTGTATCATTGTGAGTATCCCAATCTAAAGCACCATATAATCCAAGTATTTTCATAGTATCAATTTTTTAGGTTAATATTTACAATATCATAATTAAAGTTTTCTTCGTTATAAACTTTAATTCTTTCTATTAGATGGTTGAGTGTATAATTTTTTCTTGACTTATAACTGATATCATCGGCAATGTCATATAGAGTTGCCTTTGTTTTGTTGTCTCCTTTTCTCAGGACTCTTCCGATTGATTGGAGATTTCTGATTCTTGATTTACTAGGGGAAGCAAAGATAACGTTATGTAAATTTCTGATATTAATACCAGTAGAAAAAGTCCCGTAAGAAGCAACGATGATAGCATTGTTTTCCTTTTCAGTAATTTCTCTGACTTTTTCTCGATCTTCAGTATCTACACCACCGTGTACAAAAAACACGTGACGATTCTCTGCGATACTCTTATTTATGAGATCATATAAAGGTTGACCGTGACCTTCTACTCTGGAAAAAAGAATTAGAGTATTGCCTTTGAGATCTAGGGCAAGGTTCTTGATTAACTTATTGCGCTTTTCGTGATTGATAATATACTGAACCTCATCCTCAAAAGTCTCAAATTTATTTGGTGGGTGCTTGAGTAAAAGAATATTAATATCTAAAGTTGCAACATGACCCTTCTGCATCAGTTCGTCAGTGCGAATGATTTTATAAGAAGGACCAAACAAACCCTCTAGAACCCACTTATGTGTCTGTGTACCATCAAGTGTTCCTGTAAAACCGTAACGATACTTTGCATCTGAAAGTTTTGTCATTATAGATACTAATGACTTAGATTTGAACTGGTGTGCTTCATCTCCTACAACCACATTAAATCGTGAGAAATATTGTCGGGGAAGTTTGTAGATGGACTGCCAGGTTGTGATAATCACCTGAGAGTCCGTTTCTCTTTCTTTTCCAGCGTATATTTTGTGGCAAAATGAACCCACGTCCCACCCATAATCTGCAAAGTCTTTATACATCTGCTCTACAAGGGATGTCGTTGGAACGACTATCAACGTATTTTGCCCTTTCTCAACGTAGTATCTCACAATCGCATATATCATCAGAGACTTTCCAGAAGCAGTTGGAGATATCAGCAACTTGCGATTATGTCTTAAAGCGTCGTATACTCCCTCAACTTGATATTCCCGAGGAGCGTACTTGCTAATTGATGTAATGTAATCTTTTACACCTTCTTTTGAGATGTTTTCATTAATCTCAAAAGGTAGTCCATAAAATTTATTGTTTACAAACTCGTAAGTGTAATCGTGGTTCTCACAGAAACGAGTAAGTTTATCTAGAAGACCAACATAGATCTCACCAGTCTGTGTATTGAACAAACGTATTTTTCCGTCCCAGTGTCTGTTGCGAAACTGGGGCATAAATTTAGCACCTGGTACGTCAAATGTGAACTGATCCGCAAGTTCATAATAGACGTGTGGTTCTGCTTTTACCTGAAGATATACCTCATTCTTTTTAGATATAACCAAGTGTGACATACGTTCATATCAATACAAAAATATTTATTGACATAAAAAAGGGGGTCAATTAAACCCCGCTTGGAACCGATGCCACTCAATTGCGTTTTTGATTTGGTATGTTCTGTTAGAAACTGTTTTAATAATCTCTTCTAGAAACTTGAGCATAATATCATAATATCTGATCTTGAGATCTATCTTATTTAATCTCTCATCAGCGTCCATATGCCTCTGTATTGCTTCTTTATCACGAACTTTATACGGAAATGGTTCTTCTTCGTAGACCTCTATAGGTGCCTTTCCAGTGTAGTAATTGTAGCGTTCTAGTTTGACTCGGTTGTAAGTTTCTCTTGCCTTTTCGCGTAGCAAAGTGATTGTATTATAGATGGTATAATACTTTGAGTGAAGTTGTGGAATTTTTAAAGATTCATCGTGTAGGTTATCAGGATCTATAACAGAATCTTTCTGCCACATTTCCTGAATCTGATCAAGATTCATATGTTGATCCGTCTGGTTTTAGGATATTATATACAGTATACTTGAATGTTGCCTCTGCTGTAAAGTAGTTGATATCCGTATCTTGTGCTTCAAATTCCAATGAATTTAGTGAAACTGGATAGAGATCCTTAAACTTAATAAGTGCAACGTCTCTATAATTGCTATTTAAAATTCTCAATGTTCCGTCACAAAAGGCATTTTTGGGATCTTTTACTTGATCTTGAGTAATAAAATCGCTGTATTGTGAGGTTACTTCTGGAAATCCCAAACCAATTAACCAGTTATGAATTGCCATATAATTTTCCATATTTTCATCAACTAAAAACCTTAGTGTAAAGTCACCATAGGTCAATTGATCACCAGGAACATCTATCATTTTTAAATAGCTGTTCTGTTGTAAAGTTGATAAAGCAATTTCTGGTATTCTAGATCCTGTTGAAAAAAATGTTACTTTAGGAAATTTTGCTAAAGTAAATTTAAATCCAACAGCGGACAGAAAATTTCTATTCTGTATCTGATTTGCAAAGGGATTGGTAGCCATTATTTTTTCTTAGGTGATACTTTTGCATTTGTAACTTCTGGTGACGTTATGCGGGTATAAACTGTTCTTTTACCCCATTTTTCTGGTGTAATATTATTCCCAGCAATATCTTTAGTAATTTGTGGTGATACATCAAAAGAAACGTCTTTATTTACATTACCAGTTTTTCCAAAATCTCCAACATCATTAATTTTTGCAGTTGTTGACTTTGTTTTTTTTCCCATTGGTTTTGTAGTCAAATCTAAACGAGAACCATAAGGTATTGATGGTTTTCCTTCCTTACCCTTTGGTGCTTGTCCTTCTTTATATTTAAATGGAACAGCAGCATTTCTAGTTGTCCAATTATGAGGTTCACCAGTTGCTGTTACTTTATTTGGAGTAAATTTATCACCAGGTGCATAAACTGATGCCTTCACTGGTTTCCATCCATATCTTTTTTCTTGTTCTGAGTTCCATTTTCCAGGTTTCCAATCTTTACCTTTTCCAAATCCTTGCTTATAATTTTTGTATGCAAGAACTGGTTGTGATTTGGATGGTGTTACTTTAGGTGCAAGTGAGTTCCAAAACTCTTGGATATTTGCATCCTCGCAGAATTTTTTATACGACTTCATGAGTCTTTTTAATTGTATTTAGATAAAAAAAGAGGGTCCGAAGACCCTCTTGATTGAGTTGTGAGATAACTCACATAAGGTTTGCAACCTTGACTCTTCTGTAGTAACGGTTTGCGTTAACAGTAAGAGCACCAGCACCCTTGGTAAGACCCTCAGCGAATGGGTTTGCAACCATTCCGTAACGGGTCTTAAAGCCGATTTTTGGCTGGAAGGTGTTCTCGCCAACGGCACGTACCATTTGGAGAGGAACATATGGGCAATAGAAGAGACCAGCGTCATATGGGCTGGAACCCTTGTAACCAACAACGTAGTACTGGTTAGCAGCAACGTTTGCAGCATAAGGATCGATATATACACGATACTTACCTTGCAGAACACCAGCGAAGGTGTTACCAGTGTCATCAACGTTAAGGTTAGCGTTGAGAGCAGGGGTGTAATCGAGAACACCTGCCATTGCAAGTGCTGAAGCAACGTCAGCAGAGCAGATGATGGTGTTGCCCTTTCCTCTACGAGTTCTTTGTGCGATTGCGTTAGCGTCGCGCTCGATTTGGAAGATCAGACCCTTAAACTTCTCAACCGACCAACGACCGTTGGAGTCAACGTCGAGGTCAAAAGTACCTGCGGTAGCGGTATTAACTTGAGCACCAGACTCAGCAACTCTGTAGATGGTTCTGATTACTTCGCGGTTGATCTCAGCAAGAATCTCAGTTGAGAGAATATTTGCGAGTTCAGCCTCAGCATTCAGACCGTGAATTGCCTTGAGGTCTTGAGCGAGCTCAAGTGAGTACTCAGCCTTGAGGGCACGTGACTTAGCAGTTACGGTTACCTTCTCGATGCTGAATGCCATCTGGTTGAAGTTATCACCAGTGGTTCCGAGATCTTCAGCATCATCGGTTCTCATACCCTGACCTACGCTGTAGGTAGTTGCAGTTTGACCTGCTTCAGGATTGAGAAGACCTGGGTTAGTACCAGTTTGACCAGTAGTACCCATACCAACGGAAGCACCAGTCATGCCGTTGGAAAGATCGAAACCTTCGTTTTGACCCGAGAATGCGGAATCAACTTCGTTGTAGAAGGTTTCTGGGCCACCCTGATCGGTGTAACGTGAGCGCATTGCAAAGATCAGTCCAGTAGGACCGTTCATTGGCTGAACGCCAGCAACGTCATAAGCAATCAGGTTAGGCATCGAACGTCTGATCAGTGAGATCAGAACGGGGTCGAAACCTTGCATAGCACCAGTAGTAGCAGCGCCCAGACCTGGATCTGAACCCGAAGCAGTGCTATTGGTTGGACCTTCGAAAAGGAACTCACGCTCCTCACGAATTGCTTTTTCTTGGTTTTCGAGCAGGATAGCGGTCACCATTCTGCGATGTGAATCCTTGATTGGATCGAGACCCTGATAGTCAAGGAGTGGGGACCACTTCTCCTGCAGATGTTCGGAATGGAACATTTGCATTGGATTTACCTCTTTAAAGTGTTAGGTTTGAATTTGATAATCTATAAATCACTTCTTAGCAACTTTGTCTAACAGTGAAAGATATGCACTCATTGATGGTGAATATGATTCTTCAATCATATCTCCTTGTGCTACTTCTTCTGAAAGATTCTCAGTTACAACTTTTGGAGCACTAGTATTTGCTGGAAAATATGATTCTCTCAGAGTTACTAGTTTCTCACGATAGTCTGCTTCACTATCAAACTCAACATTTTCTGCTAGAGAAGCGAGTTTATCTCTCTGGGAAAGTGCTAGACCTTCAGAGACTTCTGCAAAGATCACATCAGCGACCGACTCTGCTAACCTCTTATTAAGAGCAATATTCTTTTCGATTTGCTCGTTGAGTTTTTCTTCCATTTCATCAAGTTTGTCTACCATATTATAGACAACATCATATTTTTCTTCAGGGATTGATACATAATGTTCTTCAAAAAGTCCTCTCAGACCTTGGATGAACGATTCAGTCATTTCTGACTGAAGTCCAGCCTCAACTGCGAGAGCGTTCTCATTGAACCACTCATCAGCAACATACTCAAGATAAGCGTCAACACGCTCAGTTAATGCGAACTTAATATTTTGTAGTTCTTCGACCATTTGTTGAGCATAAACTTCTTGTAGATGCTCTTTGATGGTAGCAACTTTAGATCTGATTGCTGCTTCGAAAATGGTTTTTGCCTTTTCTTGGAATTCTTCGGAGAGTTCTTCACCAGCGAGAAGTGCATTAACATCTTCCTCGATGTCAAATTCTTCTTCTACTACTTCTTCCTCTTCCTCTTCCTCTTCAGACTCTACATCTTCGAGATCCTCATCCTCTTCAGCTTCTTCTTTCATTTCCTCATGATCTTTCTTATGCTTTTTCTTAGAGGATTTTTCTTCCTTCTCATCTTCGTCTTCTTCAGACTCTTCCTTTTCAGCTTCTTCCTTAACAGCATCAGCTTTTGCAGCTTTAGCGTTAACAACATCTCTTACTTGAGCAAGAGTTGCTGAAGGATCTTTCAGCTTACCTGATTCGTCATCTGGACGATAATTTTCTGGAGTTGGGCCACCTAGATCCTCCCAAGCACCAGATTGACCAGGAGTTGCAACTGGAGTTGCACTCCCGCGAGGTGCTTCAGCTGGAGCAGCGCCTTTCGTTACTACGTTTTCCATTTCTTGTAAATTGCTACCAACGGACATTTTTGTTTAGATTTTTGTATTTAATCTATATTTATTTATAAATTAAAGATTTGATAGAAAATCCTGGAACAATTGTACCTTATGTTCCTGAAGAGTTCTCTCATCAACTAGTGTATTAATTCTACGCTTTGTTGATTCAGCGAGTTTTTCACGAAGGATTCCACCTTCCCAAACCCACTCTTTACCTTCCATAATTCCTGAAACAAAAGCATCAGGGGCAGAAGGATCAGCAACGATATCAGCAGCAGTTGCAAGCATAAAATCTTCGCCTACAATTTTATGACCTTCATTAGTCATCTTTAGTGAACCAACACCACGAGAAGAAACACCAAGCATTACGCCTTCGTCTAAAAGTGACTTAGCGATCTTACCCATTGGGGTCTCAAGAAGTTGTGCTTTACCTCTAAAATTATTTCCTTCTTGAGTAAGAGAAACAATTTTGTGAGAAACACGATCAAGGTTAACAGTTGGACCATCGGGGTGTCCAAGTTCACCTAGAGCACGACCTTTTGCAACAAAAGTTTCATTGTATCTACCAACTTCTCTTGCGAGAGTTTCCATAGGATACATTCTTCCGTTACGGTTACAAATGTTTCCTTGTAGGAATACACCTTCGATGTACATCTTTTTAGATGCACCTTTTCCTTCGGTGATAAATTTAACTTCCGATACTTCTTCTGTGATGAGTTTCATTTTTTTATGCGTCTCCAGAAATTTGAACTTGTTGTAAATATACTTTTCCAGCAGACCCTGTTGTCATAGCAGACAATCTTAGGGATTTTCTAATATTGCCCGTTGATGTAAACGCTGTTATAATTCCAGTGGTATTTGTTCCAATTCCAATTTTTGTGGAAAATGCTCCAGCAACTGAAGATGTATTAATTACTGATACAACTGGGCAGTGTGTAAACTGATAATAAGTTTGAGCATCAGTTGTAAGAGTTACATAATCACCAACTTCAAATGGCGATCCCGTTCCCTCAGGCAAAGTAATAGTAGTTGTCGATCCAGTTTGAATTCCAACTACTCTTTGTGAAGCAAGAGTTAATCCTAAAGTAGCAGAACTACCAGAAACAATTACATAATCTGAATGAGTTGCTGTTGGTTCGGTTCCAATCGCAACAAAAGTATCAGCGCCTGTTGCAGTAACTCTTAGAGTATTTGACTGAACAGAAAATGCTGTTGATTTTGCTGCGACAGCGCCAGTTACAAAAGATGTATTTAATCCAACTGGTCTATGTGTCATTATTCTTCATCCTCTTCTTCTGTGTATTCTTCATCATCCAGTTCTTCACCTTCTTCAAATTCAGAGTCTGCCTCTTGTTCACCAAACATATTTTGGGCAACGAGTGGACGTGCTAAATCAACTCTTTCTGCTGCTTTAGCATAGAGTGCATTTTGAATCGCATCTCTAATATCAGAAGCAGAAGAATCTTGTGCAATCAAATCGATAATATCTTCCATGAAATAATTTTTTAGATATAGGTCTATACTTTATTTATATCTCTGCTTTTTTAGTATCTTTTGTCAAGTTTTTATCAAACTCTGCTGCTTGCGCTTCCAAATCTGGTTCAGTTGGTACTTGTCCCATATCACTAGTTGGGTTTTGTCCCATATCACCCATTCCCATATCACCACCTTCTTGTGGTAAAGGTTCTCCCGTTATTGGATCAACAGCATTTGGATTTGGGATAATTCCTTTCTCAATTTCATCCTGAATTTGCATATCAATCTCAATGATTTCTGCATCAGTTTGACGTAGAATTCTCTTGCGAACATATTCTGTTGAGAAATACTTACCAATGTATGGTTCTATGGTCGCTAGTGTGCCAAGTCTATTATTAACAAGTTCAGTTTCTTTTAATTCTGCAAATTGATTATCATACAAGAAATCGTACTGAATGTGATCGGACATTACATCCCAATCTTCAGGACTTACAATGTTTTTGAGAATCAATTGCGTTCTCAAAATATCATTAAACAAATTAGCAAAACGCTTTCTAAGTCTGCCAACAAACTTAGCGAACTTAAGCTCATCTCTTAAAATTTCTGAAGATCTTCCAAGATTAAATCCACCATCAGCAGCAATTCTTGATTCTGGAACTCCGAGTGCTCTATACAGTTTCTTTTGGAAATACTCAATGTCGGCAAGTTCACCAAGATTTTGACCGCCAGGGAGAGTGGTAATTTCTGTTCCTCTACCACCTTCTCTTCTTGGAAGCCAAAAATCTTCCATCATACTCATAAACTTACGATCATCACGAACTTCACCAGTCGCAGCATCATAAACAAGTTTATTGCGATATCTCATCATCACATCCTTGAGATATTGCTCTGCTTTTACCTTGGGAAGATTGCCTACATCAATGTAGAAAATTCTTCTTTCTGGAGCACGTGACAAACGATAGATAACCAGAGAATCCTCAATCATTCTAAGTTGATTGAGTGACTTAATTGCTTTGTGGAGATATGATAGAACTACGTTCTTATTTCTATCTAAAAGACCAGATGTGCAATAGGCAATAGAATCTTTTGCAATTTTAACAGATCCTTTGTTACCACCCATTGATCCACCACCAAAGGTGCCACTTGCATAATTGTTTCCACCTTTGCTGTAGATAAAGAATTCTTCGATTTCTGGGGTATTAATATCTTCTTGTTTGTTATTATTTAATATTGCTGGACCGTTACGATTATCTTTTTTCTTTTCTTGTCTAATATACTTGATCTTTAAAGGATCGACATATCTTAGTTCTTGGATTCCTGATTTTGGATCTTTAACATCAATAACTTTTAGATAATAAAGTCTACCATCAACGTACCAATTTCTAAAAATCTCATGGCACTTTTTATCAAAGTCAAGCATTTCTTTAATATGCTTAAACTCTTCTCTAATTTTTTCTTTTAACTTATCACTTGCATTCAAGTTTGATAACTCAATCTCAACTGGGGAATCATAAAGATCGCTAACAAGTGCTTCATTTACAACGTCTTCGATGGCATTATCACATTCTGGATGCAATGCCATTTCACGGTAACGACGAATTAAATCATATTCTGTACGATAAACCCCCTCCAGGTCTACATACTGACCATAAAATCCACTCTGAATATAATAATCAACCCCGTCCGCATTATTTTCTGGGACGGGGGATATTATACTCTTGGATTTGTTTTGATTATTATCAATTGAAAAACCAAAGAGTTTTGCCATGTTATAAGTTTTTATTGACTATCCTATCATAATATTTAGTTGATATCAATACCACCAGCATTAGGACTATTGCCTCTAATTGCTTCCCACCAAAGAACCTGAAACTCTACTTGGAATTCTTCAATATTTTCAGTATCATATGACATATCAATTGCACTAATATTCGTTGGAAAGAGATCATACATATGGTATGCTCTCAGAGTAGATCCATCACGATCTAACTGATAGATAAAGGCATCTGCTTGATAAAGAGATGGATCTGTAACACCAGTGTTATCTGAAACACGATTAATCGTGTTCATCCAGTTCTCAAAAGCAGATCTGATAGAGAAATCAGTATCGTTGATAATTGTAACTGACCAACTCTCGAAACTTCTATCACCAGCAACGTTTAAAGTTCTTCCTCTAAATGAAACAGGAAGAGCTGCGATTGTTGATGCGGGAAGTGCAGCAGCTTTACATAAAAATCTTGATTTATCAAGAACAACTGTATCTGCTGGTGCAATATCAGGGAAAGCGAGAACAACTTCGAAGAGGTTACTTCTAGCTCCACCACCTGTGAGCTTACTCTTGAAGTCTGTGATTTTCCTTAATGGAGGTGGATTTAATTGGTTTCTAGTTGCCATTGTTTTTTAACCTCTTAAGTAATTAAACGTTTCCAACTACTTCTTCAAACGCAACACCAGTTCTGGTGGCAACAAATGTAAGACCAATGAAGTTGATTGATCTTGTAGGTTTAATGTAAATATCAGCCACGAATTCATTATTATCTATGATAGCAGCGGTGTTGTTTGTTTCATCACAAACGACAACGTAGTCAAAAATTCCTCTCTTTGCCTGAATGTCACGGAGGAATGGCTCAATAATATTTACAAAGTTTGTTCTTGTAATCTCATCGTTAAATTCGAAAAGTTGATCTTTAGCAGCTTGAGAAATTGCATTCTCAAGATAAACAAACAATCTGCGAACATTAATGCGGTCAAATGCTGAAGATCTTGCAAGTCCAGTTTTGTCACCAAAGAGTACAATACCAGATCCAGGTAAGAATACAACTGGATTGATTCTATTTGTATAAAGTCTATCTCTTTGTGATTTTGATGGATTATATGCCAGTTTGACTGCGTTTAGAATTGCACCTCTAGAAGTTCCAGCAGGTGAGAACCATGGGAAATTAGTGATGTCATTTCTTGCACAAGTTCCAGCAATATCACCATTTAGTGGAATGTATCTAAACGTGTTATTAAATCTATCAAACATATACTTGTAACCAGAATCAAATACCGCATAAGACGAAGAAGTTACAGGTGAATAGAAACTGATTACGTTATTTGTAATGTCCTCATCAGAGTTAACTGTTGTTGCAGTTTGTGATGATGTATCTGTAATTGCTGCGCCTCTATATGGTGAAATGAACGCTAGAGCATCCTTTCTAATTTCAGCAACCGCAATAATCTTATTCGCTAACGCTTGTGCATTTTCCTTGTCATAGGATGCAGATCCCATCAGCAAAAAGTCAATATCATAATTTTCAGTATTCTCAAATAATCCATACCCAGTTGTTAGATTGGTCAATCCAGCAGATAAAGCACCAGTGGTTGTTAATCCACTTTGACCATTATAATTTAATCCACCAAGTAAAACTAAAGTGCTGTTTCCGTGAGCACCAAACTTAATTCCACTCGCATTTTGATCCCAAGAAACATCATTTTCTAATGCGAAGGTATTTCCAACACTTACTGGTTCGAAAGAAGTTGTGGTAATACCACCAATTGCTTGATGTGGTTGAGAACCAGCAAATAAGTACTCAGAATTAACTTCTAAGTATTTTCTCCAGTATGAAGGACTGCCACTTGAGAACTCAGCATCTTTTGCTTTTGATATCGAAAGATGCTTCTCAAGAATAGTTCCTGCATTACCAGTAATTTCTCCATTATCGTCGATAACAACAATGTGAAGTTCATCAAATCTACCACCTCTTGATGCTGAAAATTCGGAGGTTTGTGGGCGATCTGCAATTCCATTCCAAGAAATGGAGGTTCCATTGGAAAGTGGGATAGTTTGAGAACCAAACCAATCTGTAACTGTTGGTGGAGTAGTTGATGCAACTCCAACTCCAGCAGATGTATTTACTGTTACTTGTGTTCCTGAAGTAAATCTATAAACTCCAGATTCTTGATAATCTATTGCGGTTTCAGTTCCAGCAGCACTGACGTGTGATACCAGTTTTACCCAATAAGTGTCAGAGGCGATCGCAGTAACTACACCTTTTAGATAACCGTCCAATACTGATGTTGTTCCTGCTCCAGGAAGAACTCTACCAACCACAGTTTGAGTAATTCCATAACCAACCTGAACAGATGCTGTGGTTACTCCCGTAAGAATCTGATCGGCAAGACCATCAATTACAGCAACTTTAAGATTATTTGCCCAAGAACCAGGGTTCTTAGCAGCAAGGAAAAAATTGCTGTTTGTATTCTCATCATATCCTAACTGGACATAATGCTCATTACTTTTAATTTTAACGTTTGCACCTGCGCCAACAAAAGCATTTTTTAAGTCTGTATCATCAGATCTTACTACGCTAAGTTGACCACCATATGCAAGATATGAGGATGCAACCATCCAATGCTCATAATGCTTATCAGTTGAATAGGGCTTTCCAAAAGTATCAAGTAATGATTGTTCTGTTGTAACAATAGTTGGTAACTCAACAGGACCCTTTGCAAAAGGTGCGACAATTGCAGCAGTCTTATCAGTTACTGAGTCTACTCTACCTGCAGTTAAGTCAACTTCTCTAACAACGATTCCAGGAGATGCTAAATTGAGTGGCATCTTGACTTCTCCGAATCCAAATTTAATCTGAAATTATTTATTAAAAAGGTTACTTTCATTGGGGAAACGGTGCGTGAACGCTCACCAATCTGGATATTCCCACTGAATAGACTTTTTTTGATCTTTTCTACTTCTTTGTATTCTTTTTATTGTACAATCTTTACATTCATATGAGTATGCAGAAGGAAATACTCCTCTATTCTTACGAGTTAAATAAAAATCACTAGTTAAATTTTTTACCTTCTTACAAATTCTACATTTTCTGTCTGAAAATAATATGTGCTCTAATTCTATTTGATCATCAAAGTCATATTCCATTATCTGTAATCCCACATATAGGAGCGATCACCATATTCGTCTACATTCCAAACTTCTAGTTGATTATCATTTTTTCCAGCTCTCATCCATCTGTCACCTGTTGTTTTTTCTACAAATACTTCATCATCTAATCCATCAACAATAAATCCAAAGGGTGCCATATCTTGCTCAATTTGATTTTTTTGTTCCTCATAAATTCTTTTACGAACATCGTTGTCCGTCATCTCTTTAAAGTATTGCTGAGCAACTAACCAAGAGAAGATGACAAGACACATAGCAAGGTCATCATTGCAACCCTCTTCTGCCATAAAAGTGTTGTGACGTTGAGTAAACGTTGTTAATTCACTAATGATATCATAGTCATTAATAATTAGTTTGTCATCTTCGATAAGAGTTCTTAAATTGGAACATCCTAATTTTTTGACTGCAGAAGTCATTCGAACTCCGAGTTGAGACTTCTTACCACTAAATCCAGATCCAACGATTTGACCTGCTCTTCCTTTCATTGCACACATAAGAACATTATCATACTCAAGATCGAAATGCAGAATATTTGCCACTTGATCTCCAATATCATTAACCTCGACTAAAACCCAAGAATCATTGTATGCCTTTGCTATTTGATTAATGATTGATGGAAAAAGCATCGGTTTAATTTCATTATTTTTATATTTTGCTACTGCCCTGTATGGGAAGTTTGTAATATCAAAAACAATAAATGCTGAATAGTCGCTCCCAACACCGCGTGCAACGTCAACGGTTATTAGATAATTATGCTCTTCTATTGGATTTTGGTAAATATCTAATCCTTTATTTCTCTTTAATGGATCATCATAAACCAGAGTTCTCAGTTTAGATGGATTGATGAGAGTATCAACCGATCCTAAGAACTCACACTCAAACTCAACCTTAAACTGTTGTTCAGATGTGTTAGCAATCGTCTGTGCTTTCCATTTCTCATCTCTTCCTGGTACTTCCGACCAGTGAACATCTGTTGGGATATATTCATTCTTACCTCTCTCAGCATCGTGCCACATACGGTAGAAATGATTCATACCGCGAGGAGTAGATACGATAATTACTTTTGTGCTTTGACCTGAAGATATAGTAGGATAAACAGAGGCAAAGAAGTCATCAGCAATGTGATTTGGGATAAACGCGAACTCGTCCAAAAAGATGATATTATACGATCCACCTCGAACAGCAGATGAAGATGTAGAGTTTGCTGAAATCTTGGATCCATTTTCTAACTCTAGAGAACCTTTATTCCAAGACAAGATACCTTGTTGCATCCAACGTGGCAAGTTTTCATAAGCAAGTTGTAATCTTTGGAGAAGATCCCTCGCAGTAGATGCTTTGTTCGCCAATATAGCTATATTAACGTTATCATTAAAGATAGCATAATGTAACAAATATGAAACACAAGTCGTAGATTTACCCGTCTGGCGAGGCATTTTACAGATATTAAATCTATGTTCGTGGAAATTCTTAATTAATTTTTCTTGGAACGGATACATCTTAAATGGTTGTAGTCCGTGATCCAGTGTTACAATTTTAATATAGTTTCTAGCAAAGTAGACAGGATCTTCCTTACATCTGACAAACTCAAGAATTTGATCTTGTGTAAATTGTATAGGCGTGTTTGCCCTCTTAAGGTTAGGGTTGCCTAAGTAAACATCTTCACTCATATCAATGCTCCTTTATGTTAAATCATAAAAACCTAAAGAACCTATGCAAAGAGCACTACCAGACACTGACCTTGCTGCTAGAGTATAAGTATCACTGACTTTTGATTGAGTTCTTCCGAGTTGCAAATCAAAATTATATTCTTGATCTACACCTAGAGGAACATTTGCTTTGTTTGCGGAAGAAACATAATCATTACGAACAATTTCTCCACCAGTCATTGATGTTGATGCAGTATCCATTTGAACATTTGGAGATCCATCCAATACCCAAGATGGTGTGGTAAGAGTTGCATTTTTAATTAATGCAACTTCTATTGTTGCAGATTGACTTGATTCTGGAATAAAAGAAATTTGAGTTGGAAGAATTATTGCATCTTCTCTTCCTGGTGCAAGACGAATGCTTACAATTGGAGCAAACAAAGTTGATCCAACAGAAACTTGTGCGATTCTTCTTGCAATACCCTCTGCTTGTTTTTTCTCATATCCACCATTGGACTGAATAGATACACAAATCTGTTTCATCGTTGACGAAGATGTTGTGATTCCTGTGTTTAGAATCTCATAACGAACTGGAAGATTTACAGTTGTCATATAAACACTATCAAGAGTGTTTGCGTGATTAAAAATATGTGCAGTATGAAACTTTCCGTTATCATTGATAAATCCAACTCTTACTGCACCAACACCTAACCACTCATATTCACTCACAAAAATTTGTGCTTTGGATATATCTAAACGAATTCCACTTGGATTGGAATCATTTGGACCAGATCCATCTAAAGTATCACGATTCCATTCTGATTGTGGAACAGTTACCGTAGTTCCAACTCCAGATATTGCAGTTCTTTTTATGATGTTTAGTTGAGAACCATTGAGTTCTAACATCACTCCATTTTCTGATGATGCATATCCTGCTCTCTGAACCAGATTTTCCTTTGCAGGATTAAACACAAATGTTTGAAGAACTTGTAATGACTTGCCTGGTTGATATGAGAATACCCTTTTACTTTCACGAATCAAAGAACATCCTGCAGTCGTTCCGATTCCTAATGTTGCAGTGCTTTGAGCGGTTATGAATCCTACTGTAGAACCTGCACCAACAACTACATCATCAAAATCTCCGTCTTGTGAATATCTATGAGTAGAATCAAAAATTGTAAATGGATTAGATACTTTTACTCTACCAAATAGATCACCATTAAATCCCTGTCCTACTGGATCAAATATTTCACCATAACGATCTGCCTGCATATACACTTCAAAGAGTGTACGCTCTTGATTCAAATAATCCTGCGTGTTCTTATTCCACTGAGCCATAAATTAAACCCAATCTAACTTTGATGGATGATATCTCTTAGAGTCTTTTACTTTGTATAGATTGTTAGAAGAATCTACAGAATAAATTGTCTGAACAATACAACCAGGATATTCATCTTGAAGATGTTCCGCTAGTTGTTGATTTGTTGGAATTCCTGATTTTGTGTTGAGGGATAATCTATGAATGCTTCCTTGATATAAAATATCTGCCGCAAAATTTTCACCCACATCCTCTTGTTCTTGAGCAGCAGCATTCATATAGAGATTTCCATTAAAATCTCCTGCAATATTAACGCTTTCTGATAGAAATTGTTTAAAACTTTTCATTTTACCAGATCTACAATTGTTTCTTGAGTTTTAAAATATAATTTAACGTAGCACTTTGATATATTTCTCAATTGCTCAATATCTTCACAAGCATCAATCTCACGAGAAATTTTTGCATACTCAAAATTCTTATTAAGATTCTCAAGGGTAATTTTATCGGGATCCATAATCAATTACAATTCCAACGACGTAATGCTTTATTTATTCTGCTATCAGGGTCTCTCGCAGTTTCAGCAGATGTTAAACGTTTTTTCATTCCACTCATTCTACTACAAAAATTCTTTCTGCGTTGTGCTCTTTTACCCGTTGGTTTCTTTTCAGTTACTGCAGTTTGTAACTTGGAACCTGGATTTTCACGACGATAAGCATCCACTGCTTTTTGACTTAATCCATCAGTCTTATCTTTACGATTAACTTTTTGCCAATCTTCACCAAGTTCTGTTCTCCAATCAGAAAACTCATAAGAGTCTGCAAGTGGAAGTTCGATACCAGTTAGTTTCTTTTTGGCAATATCTGATCCCTGTTGACCAGACTGTGCTCTTTTTCTTATTTTATCATCTCTCTGCGCTTTTCTTGCATCTGCAGCAGTATGTCCAATTTCAAAACTTATCCCCTCACTTACAGATTTCCATCCACCACCTTTCGATTTGTACCATTTTGATGCCCATCCATTTGCATAAGCACTTGGATAAACATCAAATTTTTTCCTTGCAAGAGATTTTGCTCTTGACCATAATGCTGGATTTGTTGGTTTATTTTCTTCTTCTATCGAAACTTCTTCGGGTACACAATTAGGAACATTTCTCTTTCCTTTCTTCTTCATACCAACTTGCTTATATCCAGTCCAACACGCTTCATCTACCTTATGCTCTCCACTCTCAAGGTAATCTGCAGCGGTATCAATGTAGTCTGCTGCTTTGGTAATTTTTGATTGCACCCAAGCCTCAATTTCACCCTCACCTTTCATTTTTTTCTGCAATCTCTTTGCTGCTTTAATGATTGTAGAAAGTTCGGATCTTGCCATTGAGTACTCATGATCCATTTCTTTTGATTCTGTCTTTATCGGAATAGTTGTTCCTTTTACTAAGTTGCGTATCTTTTCTTGTCTTCGAGCTTGTTTGGAACCTTGAGGACCAATATTAAAACTCATCTGTTCATTTGCAGGATGAACCTGAGCAATATCGAATTTCATTTGATTGGGTGTGAGCATTGATGGTGTGGAGTACATTGCCCAAAAACTTGGACCATACTTACACTCAGATTGAGTTTCATTTTTTTGACACTTTGGACAATACCTAATCATCTCTGACTGCTCTCCTATGTTATTTGATACCATTTTAGGTTTACCACCCTTACCTTTACGATTCGCTACTGGATCTGCTTTCCTCTTCCTTCTTACGGCACTGGCAATCGCCTTTGCACCCCCTTGAGAACGTAATTGGGATGCTTTCTTGTTTGATAGGCACTTGGGTTTCGACTCCCCCTCTTCTCTCGCACATGGTCCGATTGCCTCTCCTTTAGTGTTATAACGTTTCCAACCACCTTCTGGATGATTTGGATCAAACCAATTACGAAGGTCTTCATTAATATCTTTAAATTTTTTGCGATGCTCTTTTTTAGCATCTTTTTCCATTTTTAATAATCTAGTATAATAATCTGGAATTTCGTCCAAATGCTGAAGAGCAATTTCCATTGCTAATTTATGATTTTTAGTGTGCTCGTGTTCTATAGGTTCACCAATTTTTAATTGCTTCTCAATAAAAGAAACCTCTAAACGATGCTTTTTAGCAATTTGTTCTGGTGTCTTATAAGGTTTCATCTGCTCATTAAATGGTGACTTTGATAGAGTGTTTTCACCCTTTTGTCTTTTTTTACGAGCAGCACAATGAGCACGTTGGGAAAATTCACGTGGATTATTACAGTCTATTGACTTTTTATAATCTTTAGACCAACTCATTAAATACTAAGACTCTTCTTTATTATTTAGAAAACCTTGTTTGAGTAGTTTTGATAATTCAGCAGTTGATCCAACAAATAAAGAATTATTTGTAACATTTGCTGTTACTTTTGTTGACTCATCCTCAACATCTTTTAGTTTCTTTTGCAAATCCATCAGTTTATCTGTCGTATCTGCAACACTCTTAATCAACTGTCCAGCAACTTCGTATGCTCTTGGACTTCCACCTTCACCTGCCAATTCTAAAATTCCATTAATTGCTTCTTGCCCCTTTTCAATCAAGGAATATAGATTTGCCCTTGTATAATCATAATCTTTTTTGATGTCTTGTTTTTGATCTGGATCTTTTATAACTTCTATCTCATTGACCTCAGTGTCAATCTCAACAATATTGCTTTCAGTTGAGAGAAGTTTATCTAGTTTGTCAAAAGAATTTGTCATAACTTAAAATCAAATATCTAATTGGCGAGTAGGGCTATAGTTTCTAGAGTCATTAAAGTAATCAAAAGTCTCACTAAATCCAAAATCATCTTCAGGATCTATTCTGGCATTATCAGCAGCAGTAAGAACATTGATTGTACTATTATCAGAATGCTCTGCGGCAATAGTATCATCGTATCCTCTTTGGACAGTGATTGTATTAGATGAAATTGCGTTAATTAGCATAATTTCATTATCAATGACAATTCTGTTATTAACTGACAGAAGTACTCCATCATTGACAGTTAGAGTTTGAGTAGTTTTGTTTATAGGATTAGTAATAAATGTTGTTGCATCTCCGTCATAATCTTTAAGTGCTTTTGCCGTCACCGTATATCTCATCTCTCTCTTGGCAACAGATCTATCAAGAGATGTGTATTGATCAACCTGAACTTTCTTGATGAGACCGTCAGTAGACTCAGCGATTGGACCAAAGAGATATGTTTTAGCAGTAAACTGTAAAGTATAAATTAATGATCTTCTCGTAGAAAAATCTCCTTCATAATCATCTTGAAAATTAATAGATTCCAAAACAACAGGAATGTCTCTTTTTTCTCCAATCGAATCTATTAAATCAACAGTTATAACAAATGCTGGTTGAAAAAACGGTAAAATTTGCTCAACAATTTGTAAGGCATCATCATTTAGTTTTGTTAGAATGTTTAACTCAAATCCAATATTATAAGGAACGGGAAGATATACCTTTTTTAAGTTAGTTCCATCACTAGCTTTAAATGATTGTGTAACTCCTGCTTTTCTAGTCGCATCGTATTGCAAAGAATTCATCTCAAATGACATTCTTGGCAATGTAATCTGAACTGGTTTATTTAATTCTGCTTGTTGCTCAATTCTTGCAAGAAACTTTTGTCTTGGACCATATGCCAAAGGAACTCTCATATCACTAAGTGCCACACCATTTTCATCTTTATGTTTGATATAGATCTGATTAAAGATTGTACCAAAAGATACTACAGTTTTTCTAATGATTTGATGATAAAAATAAGTTCCTAACATTAGTAATTACCAAAAGGATTTGATTCTGAAAAGTCTACGAGTTGATCTGCTATTGCTTCAATTTCATCATTTTGTGCATACGGATCATAAATGTCTTCTCTATCATAAGAAGAAATAGAATATATGGCGGATGTTGCAGCACCGACTAAATCTTCACCTTCATAGAAGGTTCCACTATTTATTCCAACTTTAAGAGTTCTTGTATCAACATCCCAAGACTTAACCCTTGCGGTTGTTCTTGATTGCTCACCAACAACAAGTTCATTATATTGATAGGTTCCAATTCCAGTAATTCTTGGTGGATCTGCAATTGTAACAGTTACTTGCCCAGAAATATATCCATTTCCAGGATCGACAATTCTCACACCAATAACTTGATCTGAACTGTTAACAACCGCTACTGCACGTGCTGTTGACAATCCAATCTTATCCGCAAAACTACTTCCAATGCTTATTGTTGGCGCTTCTGTGTATCCCACACCAGCGTTTGTAAGTACAATAGAAGTTATTGTTCCTGCCGAACCAACTACAGCATATCCAGTTGCTGTTACAAATCCCACTGGTACTGGAGAAGGTGTTGAGAACGTTACCACAGGGTTCTTATTAGGGTCATAGAATGATCCACCATTAGAAATACTAATTGCGTTAACAACGCCTAAAGTCGAAATTCCAGCAGTTGCAACACCAGCAATTCCAGTTGGATTGGAAATTGTAACTATTGGTGATGTTGGATATCCAGATCCGTTTGATCCAACAGTAAGTTGAGATATTCCAAAATATGATTCTTCTATGCTACAAGTAGCAGCTGCTCCAGTTCCACCGCCACCACTAATTGTTATTGTTGGTGCAACAGTGTGCCCACTTCCAGCATTAGTTATCAAAATTTCTGAAATAGAGTAAACTCCATTTTTACTTGTTGTGATCGCAACCGCAGTTGCCTGAGTTCCTCCAGGAGGTGCTGAAAATGTAATAGTTGGTGTTGACGTATAACCTGTTCCATCATCGTTTAAGAATATCTGTCTTACATAACCAGTATTAACAACAGGACTTGCAGTAGCTGTTACCCCCAACCCAGAAAGAATAAGTGTTGTGATATAACCTTGATCCTCAATAGTTTTATCAATCTCTTCTATAGAAGTATCAAGAACCTCATCTTCATATTCAAAGAGTTCGCATTTTAATTCATAAACATAATTTTTTCCTAATTGGTAAAAGGGTTGTTCATGCTCAACAAATTTTACTTCGAATAATCTTCCACCTAGTGGAAAGTATATCAAATCACCTTCTTTAGGACGTTCACCAATTAAAATTTCATCGGCTGGTAGTCCAGTTATAAATGGTGCAATAAAATCTTCATATCTTTCTCTAGAAATAACTAAAGTAACTTCATCACGTAAAGACATACCAAATTTAGTTAAGATATCTCCCGACCCACTATATCCTTCATAATTTTGTACATATGCCTCAATTAAGAAATTATCATCAAAAGTTGATGATGTTATTTCTCTTAAATCTATCTCACCAAATAAATCTGGTCGTGATACAACTTTTCTTGGAATATAAGTTACTTCTACTCCATAAATTTTAAGCTGCTCATTAATTAACTCTTGAACGAGTCTTTGCTCACCAAAAGATCCTTGAAGAAAAAAGGGATTTAATGCCATTATCCAATAAAATCGTAAGGTGGTAATTCATACTCTAGGGTCATTCTAGATTTAATATCTTCTAATTCTCTTTCCGCATCATCATATAATTGTCTACCATTTAACTCAATACCACCTGGCAACTTAACACCATTAAATTTAATTAAATTCTGTCCCCATTGCCTCTTAATTAGGGCAGTAAGATATTTCTTTAAGAAAGAGTCATTATAAACTTGAGAGAATGATGATGGATCAAGAGCTCTATAGCAATCAAGAATTAACCAATTATCTTTTGACTCTGCACCCCAATCAATATCTAAATATAACCTATCTTGACGCTTGTTAAATCTTACTTGTTTATCTGTTGTAAGTAAAAAGTCAATATCTTCAAGATATGTTTTAGTCATTGCATAATGCAATAATTCTACTGAATTAAAATAATACAGATCATTTAAAAACAGTTGATATTTGATACTGAACATTCCACCAGAAATAGAACTAGTATCAAATTTAAATATCCTTTCTATACCAATGACTGAATCTGGAACTTGAATGTAATTTGACGTTTCGTAAAAATTAAATGACGTTGTTCCATACCCTGGAATTGTAGAACTTGCCGTTGTCGTTACAATTCCAATTCCATCCGTATTTTTTGCCCTACCTCTATCAAGATCATCCTGAGTGATCTTGTACTTGAGGTACATTCTCTCAACCCCATCAAAATGTCTTTCTTGGAAATACTGAATAGCATCGTCAACTAGATCATCAATTTGATCGTCATCAACGTTAATTTCCAAAACAGGCGCACCAAGTCTTCTCAGACAATAATCAACTAATTCCTGCCTAGTACTTGGTTTTGCCATTTTTCACCTCTTATTCTTCGTAATCCGATGATTCTTCTTTAATTTTATCTTTTAATAATTTTTTAGAAGCAGGACTTTCACTTAAAACGTCAAGTTGTCTTTGTAACTCAAGATTTGACATCATTAATTTATTTTTTTCTTCAGTGTAGTCTCTAATTAAAGATTTTAGTCTTGCTTCTAAAAGTATATTTTGTGAATATAAGGAATTAATTCTTTCGTTGTAAACAGTAACCAAAAGATTCACATCAATTTCACTATTCATTTTTAGAACGTACCTCCATCGATTGCGTCAGTCCATACAGGAACATTACTTGCATTGGTTGTTAAAACAAAGTTAGAAGTAGATGCATATCCCGTTTCTGGTGAATTTGTGCTAATAATTTTACCATTAGCATCAAAATATAAAGCACCTCTTGTATGTATACCAGATACTGCCCAGTCCAGATAAATTGCACCAACATCTAAAGTTCCTTTTACTCCACTAATTACTTCATTAGTGTTAGTAGCATCGGGAACATATGTCCAATAACCAGTGCTATCATCATAACCAAAAAATCCTAATTTATTGTTACCAGATCCAATACCAGTATTATATTGATAAGAAATACCACGATCAGTATTGGTGTCGTATCCAGTAGTAATAATTAATTGAGTTGTTGTAGAAATACCACCAGATTGAACTGTATCATTAATAGTAATAATTTTATTTCCAGTATCAATCGATGTAATAGTCGTAATACCTGAGGGTGATAATCTTGGTGACCCAGAAACTACGTCATTTGTGTTAAGTCCAACAACAGAATCTAAACGAATAGTGCTGACACCCGCAGCAGCATCACTCATTACAACTCTTTCAGTTGTTACATCACCAAGTCTAAGAATAGCATCATTGATTGTAGTTGATGATGAATTTACAGTAACGGTAGTACCATCAACTTGTAAGTCTCCCTTGATGATAACCGTTCCTTCATTACTCTTACCATCAGGATATGGGTCAATAAATAACTGATTTCCAGCACCTGGTTTTGTCGAAATGACATTAGAACTAATGCCAATATTATCAATTACAGCTCCACCTTCATTATAGAATAAACCTGTTTGATTAATTCTACCAGTAAAAGATGTAATACCAACAAGGTACAGAGAACTCAAAACATTTAAATTTTGAGTAGTTGTTGTTTGAGCACTTAAAAGATTTTGTACAAAGAAATTACCTGGTCCACCAGCACCAGCAACAACGGTTCCAATACCAGTTGTGGTGGTAATTCCATTTACACCAACGGAAAATACATCTTGACTATTTGCTCTTAAGAGCAACAAACTAGATCCCGCAGCAGAGTCAAGATTTATTGCATTAAAAGTAATACCAGTAAATGCAACTCCAGGATTATTCCAGGTTGCTCCAGATTCTAATGTCGGTTCGTTTCCAGTTAGTGTACCTTGATTAATAGTTGTTGATCCATTAATTGTATCAACAATAAATCTATCAATTACACCATCGTTAATTCTATATTGTTGAGATGCTCCACCAGTAAAAATAAAGTCTCCCGTTCCATTTGGTGAAACGATTATATCTCCGTTTGTATTTTCACTTGAAAATGTATTACCATCTAAACGAAGATTATCTACGTTCCACTGATCAACTTTCCTACTATTATCCATGATGGCAACTATGCCACCATCTGAGTTTCTAGTATTGACAACACCCTGGACTGTACCAGGTTGATGATCCATCATGGAGGTGTAGTAACGTCCACCAATTGATAAAACGTTAGATCCGTCGTCACCAATAAAGACCCTATCTTTATATTGGTTTAGACCACCATAACTACCAATACCAGTGACATAGGCCATCTCACCCCATTGAAGGGATCCTGGTATATTAGTACCACTAGATCTTTTGACCCTGATGATACTTGCCATTAGAAGCTACCTCCGTTGATGTCTAAATTCTGAGTGACGCCTGGCGTCAATTCTAAAGTTGCGTCCCATTTACCTGTTACGCCGTTATAAACAAGAACCATACCATTGGATAATGTAGATACATTAACGTCACTCAAATTTGCTAAAGTACCACTAACTTCACCAGCAAGGGACGATACAACTTTAATAGCGGGTTGTTGTCCAACTCTAACTCTGATGTCTGCCATTAGCGAGTAACTCCTTCTCTAACAAGAGCCATTCCTTCCACAACACGTGTTTTAGCACCACTTCCATTAATAATCACAACGTCATATACATATCTTCCTGGTTTTAAGGAGGATGTTATAGTAGATCCCAAAGCAATTCTAATAGTTCCAGCAATTGCATCAGTTACCTGCGCCGCAAAAACAGTAGCAGTGCTACTACCATGATGTTTTCTCATCATTGCAGAAACAGTATACGGTGATAAATCAAGATTAGAGCTGGAAGTATTATTTTCTAAAGAAAAAACTTGACTATAATCCGTGCCAGCATTAATAACCAGATTACTAGTATAGACTGCTGCCATTTACTAAAATCAAATTCTATATTTATTTATATTTAAGCTAGTCCCTCTCTTTTAGAATTTGCTTTAACATTGACTTTATCTCATCCAACTCAGTTCTAATACTATCAATTTCATCACGTTGTTTTTGTTTCATATTTCTTTTTTTAACATATTCATGATAACCAGCGGTGTCTAAATTCATAATAGCACCGCTTTCTTCATCTCTAAAAAGATTAGTGTGTCCTTCTACTTTAATCATATCAAGCAAGAGCAATTGTTCTAAGATCTTGGAACTCTGGTGGATTCGCTTCGTCAGTTGATGCGAGAACTACTTTTATTTGATATCCAGTGAATGGACTCAAGTTTTCCACTGAGAATTGGTATTCTAAAAATTCACCATTTTTACTTGGTCTAACTTCAGCATCTGGTTTACCAGTATTTAAGGAGTCATTTACAATAGCATCTCCAAAACCATCACCATCAGTATCAACTAAATTATCAAATCCTGGGAATAACTCAAATGCTGGTTCTACTTCACTCGAATCTGGGCGGAACAATCTATATAGAACTCTAAAGTCTGAAGAAGATGGTCTATTAGCAGCAATCAAAACTTTTAGTGATGTTGCTGGTTGAGCAATATTTATTTTTTTAGAGACATAAACACAAGCGTGAGGATCATTGTTAATTTGGTTAACCCTACCATCTGTGACATAATCACTTACTGGATTATTAATCATACTTCTACGAAGAACAACGTTCGTTGTGTTTAAGTCAATTACTGGTGATAGGTTTGGATCTTCTGTTTGAAGTCTAATTCCAACGGTTAGAGATCTATTTTTTGGAAGATCAGTAAGGCGAGCAGCTTCATTAACTCTTGACGCAACCAATCTAGTCGTAGTTAAGAAATTGACTGCACCAAGTTGGACATTCTCATATCCTTGATCAACAAATGAAACTTCATTTCCACCAGCACTAGTCCCGCTTACAGTTCTAACCTGAGCTGAGATTGATGTGCTATCTCCAGGTGCAACTACTCTAATATCTGGAGTAATTGCAGAATATTGGAAATTGCGAGAAGCTTCTGCAAGAGATCCACCACCTTGGAATTCTCTATTGAAGTTCATTAAACTATCACCAGATGTACGACTTGCTGGTCTATCTATTTGTAAGTAATATTTGTGTAGATCATTTCTTGATTGTAGTGATGGATTTGTTGGGAAATTATGTGTTTTATTAATTCTTGTGAGAGATGCTCCACCAAATTCATACTTATAAACTAATTCTCCACTTTCGTGAAGTATAATCGGTGTCCCATCTACGCCACGAGAAGAAATTCCAACACTATTAGAACCAATACTAGTGTAATATAGAATTTCAGATCCTATCTTCAGGTATCCACTGCTAGTTGATATCCCCTCAAAGTTATTAAACCCTGTTGTACTTGCAACAGATAATGTTCCATCCGAAATATTAAAATTACTTGCAACAACCGTTGGTAAAGTATCTGGCTCTATACCCTGAATCTGGACAAGATTATTTAATGAATGCATCGAATGTCCATATGAAGAGACCTCAAATACAGTTCCATCATAAAAATCACTTAGAACAGAAGAACTTAAGATAGTAGTAAGTGCTAAAGATACTGATGAAGATCCATTATAATAAACTAATGGTTGAGCAGCAGTAAATGATTCTCCCTGGACATTTGTTAGATATAAGGTATCAATTCCATCGATAGCGGTTACTGTAATTTTTGCATTACGTCCCTTTCCTACAGAACTGGTAGTGACTCCTAGAACATCACCAACTGCGTATCCATTTCCAGCAGCATTAACAGTAATTCCAGTTAACACATTTCCACTAAATGTTAGGTTTGCTGTTGCTCCAGTTCCAGACCCTGTAATATTATAAAGAGGAACTGCTGTATAAGATGCACTAGAAGTATATCCTGTTCCAGCGTTTGTTATATTAACTGATGTGATTTTGCTACCTAGTTTTTCAATAAATCCATATGGACCAGGTTGAGTTCCTTCACTTACTTTAGTTCCTGGTATTAATACCGTTCCTAAAGCAGTAGCTGTTGTAATTCCGACTTTTAACTTTCTTGGGAATATCTTTATTGGATCTGGCAATAAAGATGGAGTATTATTATCGTTAATACCCAAACTTGGATTATAAAAATATGCAGTACCATCAGTTGAGGTAAAGTTTGCTTTATAGAGCTTAAACTTCATATCCTCAAATTGGCTTGCTGTCCAAATAGAACCATTTTGGGATTTAAATAGAGATCCTCCAGTATATTGTTTAG